GTGCAACGCTGGGATCATCTAACCCCATGAACCAATGCACCGCCTGATACGTCAGCACAGTGACCGCCAGCATCATCAAGCGTGGCAGAACTTTCCAATCATCAAGTACTGTGTGTGCCATATAGATTCCTACCTTTCTGCAACAGCAAAAGAACTTCTTTAAACTCTCGTCCAGATCGAGCGGCCAAGCCCTCAATGATTAGCTCAACACTCTGGTCAAAAAAGTTTATGATTTCTTTGTCGTTCATAGTTTCACCTTAAAGCAATAGAGATACTCGTTGTTCTTTGTCACAAGAATAGAAGCTCTTAGCTTTTCTTCAAAGCAAATCTTTTCTGATTCGTATTGACCAACCTCAAAGTGCGTAACGCCACCCGCAAGTTGCAACCAAACCAGCACCCACATCAACGCACCTCTTCAGCCAACAGCGCTGCAACCCATATCAAGCCGCCGCTGCCCACGGCAAACACGATGCAGGCAATCGCAATTGTAATAATGTAGAATATGCGATCACGTTTTGCCGCCGCCTCTTCAAGCGCACGTTTCTGCCGCGCTCTAGCTGCGCCCATTTCACGCTGCACTGTCTCCCACATTCCAGGTGGGCCATACAAACGGCAATGGCTGCGAAGAGTATCCATTGCTTCCTTGTGTTTCATCTTTGCATTAGCAATTGCAAAGCCCTCTTCTTCACTAGAAGTAAGCCTGCCCAGCGGCCCTTTGTGTCTGCCCTTTTCCGCTAAATTTATATCAGCTTCCAGCTTGGCCAGCTTGCCAAACGAAGGCAGCAAAGACCCAACATCCTTTCCGGCTTGAACAGCACTGCTAATGCTTCCAGATATTGTACTAACCGCACTCGCAAGAGCTAAAACTTCAATCATGTCTCTACAAACCTCGCCGGGCATACAAATAAATAGCTGACACGATAGACCCTATCGTACCACAAGCCATTCTTTGCAGTGCCGCAGTTATAGAAACAGTATTGAAACAGCTGGTTCCCGCCTTGTGTCCAAGCGTGGTTAAATGAAACAAAGGCAAGAACACAAATCATCATCCCATCTTTGTCAGGACCGCGAGTAAGAGCGCAATGATTGAGCCTGTAGTTGCAATCATAATACCTTCCATGCGCTTGACGCGGCTGAACAGGTCCTTGAACTGGATCTTTACCTCAGTCTTAATAGCGATGACCTCTTTCTCAAGGCCATCAATGCGGTCATGTGCGGATGATATTGTGCGTTTATTCATTGCTCTTCTCTATTCTGGTTTAGTAGGCCATGTGATGTCGGTTGGAAAGCCAGCTTGGTCTGTGCCGAACGAGTTATTTGTAACCTTTACGCCCATCGTCTATCACTCCGGTTTAGTTGGCCAAGTTACACCAGTCAAACGGCCGTCTAACCCGACTGTCGCGCCTGTTGTGTTAGCAGGTAAATCCCTAAGCGCTTGACGGTACGCAGTTTGCTCTGCGCTCATGGTTATGTCACCGCTAGACCACCAGTCGGTGTCGGCTAGAATCTTATCCCTGTTTTCACGCAAAAGCTCCATAGCAAACTCAGGCATCAGTTCATCAATCTTTGTCTGTACTTCTGTTTCTGTCGGGACTGAGCCAGTGTAACCTTCGACATACTCAAGCGTAGATAAGTCCACTCCGGTAAAAGTAAGTAGGTTATTTTCTGTCAGTGCTTGCGCGGCTAGTTTTATAAGAAGCTGATAAGGTTTAATAATATTTGTCATGTCCTACTCCTCAATTCTTTTTCACATATACCGTGCAAGAAAAGACATCTGTCGAGCTACGGTAGTTGAATATGTAATCACCTTGGTATTTCGCAATTTGCAGCGCAGCAGTATATGTCCCAGCCGAAACACTAGGAAAAACCCATCGTGAACTATGTGCAGGCGCATAGTTATCAAAATAACCTAAGGCGTGTCTAAACTCATCACTGGTGTATGTAGCGCTACCTGTAAGACGAACACGGTGCATTCCGCCACCGGAATTTCCTTCATAGGCACCGGAAAAATTACCGCTTAGCACAACTATCCCAGTATACCCGCTAGGGATTGTAAAAGTGCCTACGGTAAGGTGATTAACAAACGAACTTGTAGCAGTTCGGTCACTTGTTGTTGTCGCGTTCGCTGCATACAAAAACTTAGTGTATCCTGAAGGTAAAATAGCCGCAGCTGTAGTCGCATCAAGAGATGCAACATTCTGCAACTGCCTACTGTCATTAATAACGGTTGTGCCGTTTACCTTAATCGCCATCTTCGTGTCCTTCCACTATTAGCGTTATGATTACCAAGGAACCCCAGCGGTAGTCGTTGGGTTCAACTCAGCGTTGATCTTGTCTGCAATGCTTGCTTCAACATCTGTACGCACGACAGTATTCCAGACCCAAGCAAGCACGTTGGCTTGCGTTAAGTCAGCAAATGCAATGAAGTCAGAGGCAGATGCGTCTGGTGTCCATGAGGTTGTACCGTATGAGGAAGCAGTGGCCTCCCCATCAACACCCTCGCAGCGCCAGTGCGCTACTGTCACGCCGCCATCTGCGGTGTTGCGCTCAAGGTTTGCGATAGTCCATGTGTATGTGATAGCCATGATTACTCTCCTAGTTTAGCTTTAAGCTCGTCAATCTGAGCCTGTTGTTCCTTCATGGCCTCAATCAAGAGAGCCACCATGTTTCCGTATTTAACTGACTTGATGCCTTGGTCATTTGTGCTGACTACATCCGGCAGTACAGCTTCCACTTCCTGAGCGATTACGCCGACCTCTGAGTTACCATTCTCAATCCAATCAAATGAGACACCACGCAAAGACTTAACGGCATCCAGAGAGCCTGTGAGCGTCTCTACGTTGGTCTTGAGGGTAGCGTCTGAGGTGGTGTTGAAGTTGGCTGCGTTTACTGTGCCTGAGAAGTAGCCGTCTTTGTATCGCAAGGCGGAATAACCTAAGTCTATCGAATTGTCAGGATTTGGATAGAGTGCGTCATTATCAAACTGCAAATGGTCATTATTAGCAGACGTGCCAAGAATTAATTGACCAGTGTTGCTGACAATGCCAAACTCGCCAGACGTACCAGCAACAGAAGTCCCAATACTCCCCACCGTGGTGCCGCTTTTGCGGAACTGGACAATGTCGCCATCATTTGTAGTCCTGTTTAAGATTGCAACAGAGTTTCCAGATGTAGCAGCAAAAATGCGACCTTCATTCCGCAATGATATACCATTGTCTGCACTTGTGTTTGTGTTGTTATCCCACGGGCTTGCATCAGTAGTCCCCACCAACAGATTACCGCTGCTGTCGATGCGCATACGTTCTGAGCTGCTAACAGAAAACCCTAAAGTGTTTGGCGCTCGAAACATCCCTAATGTATTATCAGCCGCAAATGAAAAATCAGGGGTAGCAGCACCAGTAGAGCCAGCAAGAACTTGCCCCCCAACTCTCGCATTGCCAGAGAGGTAGAGGTCTTTGAAGCGGTCAGATGAACTCCCAAGGTCAATGGCATTATCTCTAGCAGAGTTACTCGACATGTTATGAGGTCTTATAACATCTCCACCATTATACATAAGCAAACCTGTGTCACCAGAGCCAACAGTCATGTAATCGTTAAACGTCCCAATACTCCCCACAGTGGTGCCGTCTTTGCGGAAGCGCATAATCGTGCCGTCTGTTGATAGAAGATTTAAATCCATTACAACGCCATTTCGGGTAAACCCGTTAGAGCCGTCATTGTTTAGTTGCGCACCACTAACTGATAAGTCTTTACTCGTCTTACCCACCAGCAAGTTACCGCTGCTGTCGAGGCGCATGGCTTCTGCGTTAGCTGAATTAAATGCTAAGTAATTACTATTGTTGTTGTAAATGATACCGCCAACAAAATCGTCATCAGTATCCCCCAAAAGCAGACCAGCTGAATTTGTAGTCGCTGACTTCAGTTGAATATATGCGTCTGTTCCCTGTCCTCTTATAAGCGCAGAAGAATTAAAGGGGTCTCCGCTGTCAGTGCCCACCAGCAAGCTCTCAGCACTCGCATCCCAGAAGAACTTTGGCGTGGTGCCTGTGTCCTCGTAGAAGCTGATGTCGCCGTTGTTTTCAACACGAACACGCTGCGTATTATTTGTGTATAAACGCAACGGATCATCAGTAAATGTGCCGAACCATCCGCCAGTATTATCTGCTTTTGCTAGTAATTGATTTGAAGTAGACAAATCTGTAAGCGTAAGCGTTGGCGTTTCTACCCCATCCACAGTCAGCCCATCGCTGGTCAAAGTACCCGTGATGTCTACGCCTGTGCTGGTGGTAGCGAGTTTTTTGTTGTTGTTGTAGTAAAGATTTACTGCCTCGCCAGTTCTGGCCTCAACCATATTGGCAGTGCCAAACTTGAGAAAAACCCCATTCCCATTGCTATCAATAATTAAGTTACCCGACCCATTTTCTTTGATAACACTGCCCACGTTGCCATCATGATAAATCTGTAGGTCAGACCCAGAACCGAAAATGGCTTTGTCGTTGTCACCGAAGGTGGCGTTGCCAGTGGTATTAATGCCAGCAAATGTAGGAGTATTACCTGTGCCAAGGCCAAGGTTAGTTCTTGAACCAGCAGCGTCAGCAACGTCAGACAAGTTGTTAGCACCAAACATAGCACCAGACAGAGAAGCATATGCAGCAACCCAAAGGCTACCATCATATACTTTCATAATGTCGTCAGTCGTATTGAAATACAAAGCGCCTGAAACCAGTGCGTCACCATCGTTGTCTAAAGTTGGGTCAGCAGTCTTCTGACCTAAATAGCGGTCATCAAATGAATCTAATGCAGCAAGCGCAGCGTCCTTAGATGCCTGAGCAGATGATGCAGATGATGCAGCAGACGTTGCCGATGTGGCAGCTTCCCCAGCCTTAGTCGTTGCCGTTCCAGCGTCAGTCGATGCAGATGAAGCAGAGTTCGCAGCATTAGTTTCACTGGTAGCAGCGTTTGTTTCAGCAGTTTCAGCCGCAGTTTGCGCAGCTTCAGCAGCAGTCTGTGCTGTTTCAGCATTAGTCTCCGCAGTTTCAGCAGCGGCCTGCGCAGCAACACTAGCAATGCGAGAGGCTTCACTTAGTGTGGCGCTGTTGGAGGCATTTGACTCACTGATTGAGGCGTTGGACTCGCTGGTTGCCGCAGCGTTTTCACTGGCTAGAGCAGCAGCGGCACTAGCAGCGCTTTCAGCAGCTTTGGTTGTAGAAATGCCAGCTTGAGTTGTTGCCACACCTTCAGAGGTTGCAGCGTTGGTTTCGCTAGTTGAAGCATTAGATGCGCTCGTAGATGCAGAGGATGCACTAGCAGCAGCGTTAGTCTCAGCTGTTTCGGCATTGGTCTCGGCAGTTTCAGCCGCAGCTTGTGCGGCAACACTAGCTACCCTAGATGTTTCGCTGGCAGTGGCGCTGTCAGCACTATTAGTAGCGCTAGTAGCGGCATTAGATTCACTGGTTGCAGCATTTGTTTCGCTCGTAGCCGCTGCATTTTTACTGCTTAAAGCAGATGCAGCATTTGCGCTTGCGTTTTGAATGTCAGAAATGTTGCTTGCATTTGTATTGATTGATGCAATGTTTGCTGCGTTTGTATTTACGGACGCAATTGATCCAGAAACAGTTGTTACGTTAGATGAGACACCAGCAACAGTTTGTATAGCGTCAGTCGCATCTGTTCCGTCCTCGATGTCAGCAAGCGTTGCTATGTCACCGGAGATGGACGCTAAAGTATTACCATCAGCAAGGGTAGCACTTAGCTCAATGTTACCTGTTGTTTCATTAAAGCCAATCAGCTTGCCCTTACGAGTATCTGCGTCAGGCAGCTCTAATACTGGATTAACTTCTG